AGTGCTCCTCCGAGTCCGGATGGGAGGTTCGCTTGTGCCTGGCCATCGGTTTCTCCTCTTTCTGTGCCGGTGAAGTGCGTCCGTGAGGTCGCTATCGCCGCCTGTTTGACGCCGCGCGCGGCACGATCCGCACGCCCGAACGAGATGCTCCATGGCGGCTTTCTCTCGCTGTCTTCCATGGAACGTTCTAAAGAAGGAAACGGCACCCTGGTTCGCATGCTTGCTCACATCAGCAGGTAGACTTTCAGTCCCTTGGCGGTGCCGTCCCCGATCTGGTCGAGGTGCCGCTGTCGTTGACGTCCACGGTGAGAATACTCCCGGAAGTCTGCGCAGTGGAGAGCGACGCGCGCACCCCCACCAGCGTCATGGCGAACGGCATGCGGAACGTGACTTTCGCGGTGCCGGTGGTCAGCGCAGTGGTCTCGTCCGAACAGGCGACGATCAGCGTCGCCGCACTGACGCCGGCAGCCCCGGTCGCGCCGGTGTTCCCGGTTGGTCCTGGCGCCCCCGCACTTCCCGCGCTTCCCGCAGTACCGGTCGGGCCTGTCCGCCCGGTCGGTCCGGTGGAGCCGGTATTGGTGGCGGCACCGGCAGGGCCGGTCGGGCCGGTGCTCACCGCCGTGCCGGGAACGCCGGCCGGACCAGTGGAGCCAGTCTGGCCGGTCGGGCCGGTGACCGTGGACGACTGACCCGTCGGTCCGGTCGCACCGGTACGCGTGTTGGTGCCGTCGACACCGGGCCGCCCGGTCGGGCCGGTTACCGTGGAGGCAGCACCGGTCGCGCCGGTCGGCCCCGTGCGGCCTGTCGCACCAGTCGCGGAGGCGACGCCGGCAGGCCCGGTGAACCCTGTCGGCCCGGCGGGACCGGTACGCCCGGTCGGGCCGGTTGCCCCAGTGCCTGCCGGACCGGTATTGCCGGTCACCCCGGTGAACCCCTGCGGCCCGGTGCGTCCGGTCGGGCCGGTCGGTCCCGCGATGCCCTGCGCCCCGGTCACGCCGGGAGGACCCTGCGCACCCGTGGCGGCGGCAGCGCCCGGGGTGCCGCCCGGACCCTGCGGACCTATTGCTCCAGTGGGTCCGGTTGACCCGGTCGCGCCAGTTCCGGCAGCAAGTCCAGCGGCGCCGGTCGCGCCGGTAACCCCGGTCGCCCCGGTCATGCCCTGCAAACCGGTCGCCCCGGTGCTGGCCTGGCCGGTCGGCCCGGTGCGTCCCGTCGGTCCGGTGTCGCCGGTGAACCCCTGCGGTCCAGTGTCGCCAGTAAAGCCAGTCGGACCGGCAATGCCGGTGGCACCCTGTGCTCCAGTTGTGCCGGTCATGCCGGTGGCACCAGTCGCAGCCACCAGCCCGGGCGGTCCGGTCGGCCCCTGCGGCCCGGCCGGGCCGGTCGGCCCGTACAGCAGAGGACTCGCCGGCTCGGTTACGACAGTCGGGAGGCCGGTCTTGAAGACGATGGTGTAGTTCCAGCGCTGCCCGTCATTGGTCAGCACCATGAGGGCAAGCGTAAACACCTCGTCCAGCGACGCCGATGTCACCATCAGGTAGCAGCCGGTCTGATCGTTGGTCAGCTCGCACGGAGAGACCACCGTGCTGACGTTGCTAGTGAGGCTGGCGTGCGCCTCGGTAAGTTTTACCCCCGGTTCCAGCAGGTCATCGAATGAGACAAGAAAACGCTCGGTGTTGCCGGCAGGCAGATGCTGCTCGCCCAGGTAGGAAGAAGTCGAGACGACCTCGATCTCGATCATACATCCGCCCCCACGACGTAGTGGACGGTGTAATTGAGGGTCTGGTCGTCGTTGGTGGTGACGGAAAAGTTCACATCGAAATTCGCCGGGTCGTCGGTGGACTCGACGTACCAGATCGCCGCACGACGGTCATTGGTCAACGCGGCACCATTCACCACGGCATCGTCGTTGATGATCAATACCGCCACGGTAACGTCGGTCAACAGTATCCCCGGCTCCAGGTAGTAATCGAAATTGGCGCAGTATCGCTCGATGTTGCTGTGCACCATGCGCACGACACCGAGATCGCCGCTGCCATTGGCAATTTCGAACACCTTGCCCATTGCTATGGCTTGGTCCCGACGGCCATCCACATGATGTCGACCGGCCCTGTGTTGACGGAAAGATTGAAACCTATCGTGGAGCGCGACGTCACCAACGGGAAAGTCCCGGTCGGGCCGCTGGCGCCGAGTGTCACGATTGGTGCAGTGGAGAACGCCGCCGGGAAGCCAACCCCGCCACCCGAACCGGTTGCGGTGGTGATCCCCCACGCCAGCAGGATGTTGTTGAACGCCGCATAACCGGTCGGACCTGCTCCGGTTGCCCCGGTAAACGAAACAGGCCCGGTCGGACCGGTGAAGCCGGTCGGACCGGTGGCGCCGGTGCTGCCGGTCGGGCCGGTTACACCGGTCGGCCCGTCCGGTCCGTCACGACCTGTCGGGCCGGTGCCTCCCGTCGTGCCGGTGTTGCCGGTCATGGCGAACCCGGCCGCACCGGTGAACCCGGTCGGACCTACGGCACCGGTCGGGCCAGTTACAGCCGACGCCGCACCAAACTCACCAGTCTGCCCGCGCATGCCGGTCGGTCCGGTCATTCCGGTCGGACCCGACGGACCCGACGGACCCGACGGACCACCGAACGGACCCGTAGGACCGCCGACGGTGACGATAGGACGGGCGAAAACGGGTGCGGGACCGAGGATCTCTACCGGCATGGGGCTAACTTTCGGTCACGGCATCGGCGTAGATAAAATTGCCGTGCATCAGCTGCGTCTGCGCGGCAGTGCTCGTGTCGGTCATGATCAGGTCGTACACGTACACGCCCGGCACGAGCGCCGCCGCCATGGTGGCATGCGGCACGTTGAACGCGATCACCCGCGTAGTCGTGTCGAGAATGACGATCTCGCTCGCAGCAGAAGTAAACGCGAGGGTCTCGTCGTCCTGCTCGAAATTGCCCTTCAGCCCCATGCGGAACGTCTTGTCGAGCAAATTCCAGGATGTATCCGTCGGGTAATCGAACCGCACGCTGTCGGCAAACGTGGTGTTTTTTGCCACGGTAAAATTGACCGGCGCACTGGTGTCCGAGGCGGTGTGCATCAGAACCTCGTCGGGTTGGCGGTGCTCACCCCGCCGCGCTGCGAGTGGCTGCGCCAGCCGATGGGATAGCTCCAGCTCTGCGCGCCCTTGAGGTTGTCGCGGCTGGCGGCAGTCTTGGCGATCTGGATGCCGGTGCGAAATCGCTTGAGATGATAGGCCGACAGGCTGTTGTTGGAGTAGGTCTTCTGCTGCTGCCCCATCATCCGGCCAATCAACCCATCCGCGATGTGGACACTGTACACGCGCAACGTCCAGTCGGGTGCGACAGGCAGAGCAACGTAATTTGCCGTGGCGTCGTTCTGTGGCGGGTTGACGAGCACGAGTTTGGCGAAGTCGCGCATGAACGCCTGCAGCACGGGACTTCCCTTGTCGTCCCACACGTTGGTCAGTCGGATAATCTGGCCGTCCTGCGCCGGCGCCAGCAGGTACTCGGTCTCGTTGGCTACCGGGAGAAAGGGGATGTCTTCCTGCCAGCAGGAGCTGTCGTCGAAGAACTCCTTCAGCACGTCGTACAGCTCGGCCTTGATGCCGCCTTCGCTGGCACCAGTGAGCTTGATCTGTGCCTGCACGAGCAGCTGGCTGACTTCACGCGGGTCGAGCGCCATCAGGAGTCACCTCCGCCTTGGGGCGGTCCGCCGCCGCGTGGCTTGCTTTTCGGCACCGGGGTGCCGCCCTCGACCGGCACGTGGGGACGCTGGCCGGTTAGCATGTTCATGTAGTTCAAGATGAACGTGTTCGCGCGCGAGTCCTGCACGTCTTCCTCGTCCCGGAGTAGCGCGTGGCCGGCGACGCCATACTCGATGGGCAGGAGGAATTTTCGCTCCACCGGGAGCAGCTCGCCGTTGACCTCCTCGTATTGCGGCACCTCGACGTCGTAACGGTCGATGAACATGTCGGGGCGCAGCCGGCTGGCGTCGTTCAGCGTGATGTTGAGAGCGGCAATCAGGGAAGTGTCGCTGTAGCGGTACGGGCGGATCTTATCGAGCAACAGATTTCTGACGCCCTTGACCATTTGTTCCACAGTGCGGAGGGCGGGTGCTGGCATGGCGCGTTACCTCGGCAGCAAGTTACCGGGCATAGGCTTAAGAGACCGATAATGCAGTGCCGTCGCGGCATTACCGCGACGGTAGCTTTGCAGGTTGTATTAGCCCGCCGGCGAAACTTGTGCCTGTACCAGGGCCTTTCCATCTATGACTGAATAGCCAAACACTTGCAACCCACGGAGGATCTGGGAAAAAGTCAGCTCCGAGCGCAGTGTCTCCAGCTTGCTAATCTGCGACGCGAATGTAATCGCATGCGCGTGACCAGCATAGATCGGCCATTCACCTGATGCAAAGTTCGTGGAGTCTGTAGAAGCGTTCGGCAGAAGGTTACTAATGTAGATCGTGAAGCGATCTACCATGCCAAGTCTTCCATTCCTAAGCATAGACACCGAGTCACCCGATAGATACGCCTGCCGCAACTCACTCTGCTTGATCATCCTGCCGGCCCAACTCGGCATGACTACCCAGCGCCCGACTTCCGGGATGTTCTGCTCGTCGAGCACCTGCCCCATGCGCAGGAGCACGTCGACCAGCTCGATCTGGCCGGCACCGGCATTGCGGCCGACCACCGCCAACGGGCTGCTCTTCACACCGAGATTGTTCGATGCAGTGAGGATGCCGGCCGCCGTGCCCTGGTTGGCGGCAGCCATCTGGTTGACGATACCACCAAGAACCTCTTGATCTACAACGATTTTCAACTGCTGTGCGGCATCGTCGGACCACATGCTGAGGATGTTAAGGTCTGACTGTATCTCCATGACGTCGTCGAGCGCCAGTGAGAAGTATTTACCGATGCCGATATAGAGTTCGACAGATCCACCAGTCGGGCGATCAAGTCCCAAAAGACCATCTGCGCGATAGTCGCGAATAGTAACAGTAGGTTTCGTGCGGATTTTTACCCGATCACCTTGGTTTTTGATCTCGCCTTCATAATCTGTATTGCTGATCGCAGCCAATACTGTAGACGCGTAGAATTTTTCTACGAGTTTACCTGACCAGATCTCCGGAATAAAACCTGTAGTCTGCAGATTGTTACTGCTACTACCGGTAGGATAGATCGGCGGCGTCGTGAGCGACGTCGCAAGCGGAAAACCAGCAGTCGGAATAGGCATAGCCCTCGTCCCTTTGGGTTCGGGACGGTCACGCCTTCATGGCTGTAGGCCGCCCCCGGTTATCGGACACGCCCCTCGCGCTGAGCTGCAAAAAGCTCGACTTCATCGCGTTTACGATCTGCCTCTCTACCGGCGTAAGCCTGGCGGCCTGCGTTCGAGTAGAAATGCTTGATCTGGGCGTGAGTGAAAACTGGCTTGTCGGCAGCGACGGCTATTCCATTGCCGGACGCTGGCTTTGCCCTGCCAGGGGCCGCAAGAGTGCTCAGGTCCACCGCAGCTTGCCGAGGCGCAGGGGCTTCCTGCGGCTGGTTCTGCGGGGCCGGCATCTGGCCCGTGGCTTGTTCCTCTGCGAGGAACGCCTGGAAGAATGCCGCGACCCGAGGGGCATCCGCCGCTTTGGCCGCGTCGTTGATCAGGTTCCTTCTAAGCTGGTTAGAGTAAACATCTCGTAAACCGGCCCACTGCTTGAAGCGGGGATGGGTATTCAGCTCGCGCCACTGCGGCAGCGATCTATCCAGGTCGGTCTCCATGCGCTGCTGGGCCGTCTGGCGCACGGCTTGACTGGTCTGGCGCACCTGCTTGTTGACGTTTTCCAGGTCCGGCGCGACTGCCCCGCGCGCCGCGCGCGTGACGAAATCGACCAACTCCGGCCCATAGGTCTCAACGTCTGCGTTGGTAATCGTGCTCGGCGCACGACCATTTTGTGACTGTTGTGGACGCGGTGCCAGGCCGGCCCGGGCCATCTGCAGCGCCTGCTGGGTGCGTTGCAATTCGTCGCCCAGCTCCGACATCTGCTCCTGCATTTGCCCCAGTGTCATTTGAGACTGGTCGAACCGGCCCTTCATGGCGAGGTAGCGATGCTCCCACGACCCATGCTCGCCGCTTTCAGGTATCTGCCGAAAATCAGGCTGCGGTTGAGAAACGGGCTGCGGTTCGGAATGCTGCTCGGATGGCTGCTGGTCGGGCTGGGGCTCTGCCTGCTGTTCTGGGCCGGGCTCTACCTGCTGTTCGGTTGGATATAGGGTCTTATGCAGTAAATCGGCGTTCTCGCCGGCTGCTTTCACGGCTGGCGGGATATTCACGCTGGTGTCGATGGGGGCTAACGTCTCGGCCATGGCACGCTCCATACCTACGGCGGCACGTGGTTTTCACGACGTGGCGCGGGGTTCCAGGTGCTCGGTGAAAAGCTGAAAAAACTTGCGGGCCTGCTGCGCGCGGCCCTGCGCCTGGAGGATATCCTGGTTCGACGCCTCGGTTACCGCCAAGGTAACGTCAAAAACGTATGCCTCCAGCGCCGCAACGAACTGGTCGTAGAGGGGCGGATCGTGGTTCTTCCAGCGGCCAGCGATCTCGCTGATCTTCTTCTTGTCGGCCGGCATGTCACTCCAGGTCGTAGGTCCCGAACGGGGACTTCACGCCGGGAGCCGGTACCGTGGGAGCGGCCTTGGCGTAGTCGTTCAGGCCGCCGCCGGCCGCCAATTGCTTGATCTGGCGCCGGTCCGGCATGGCGGCGCTCTGACCACCTTTGCCGGCGACCTTGTCGATACGACCGCCCTTGCCCCCGATAGGGGTCAGCTGGTTCTTGTAGACCATGGAGTTACCGGGGGCTGGTGATGCCGCTCTGCGCCGGCAGCGCGGCGGAGTAGCCGAACATCTTGCCGGAACCGCCCTTGGCGAACTCGGCGCCTTTTCCGGTCGCGCCGGGGTCGCCGGTCTGGCCGGACTTCATCGGTTCAGCCTGTTGCTGCGAGAACATAGACGTGTTCCCACCCTTGGCAAACTGGACGTTGTGCTCGCGCTCTTGCTTGATCTTGGCCATGAGAACTCTCCTGCAGGGAGTTGTCCTCTGGCTATACGTCCAAGACCCCTAACAACCCGTTAATCGCGGGTCTTCTTCATCAGCAGGTTCAAGAACGTGTACTTCATGCCCATCCACTCGACCGGGGCGTGCCTGCAGTTGAGCACCGGCTTTTTCATCAGGTCCAGCCCGCTTTCGCCGGCATAGATCACCATCATCATGACCTCGGCCGCCGTGAACACCTTGATCGGCGCACCGAACGCGGTCTGCCCCCTGGTGTCGACACCTGTGTCCCAGTAGTCGAACGACGTGAACAGGTACCCCCCGGTGCGCAACACGCGCCCAGCCTCGATGAAGTATTTTCGCCAGTCAACACCGTGCTCGATGGTGCTGAGACAAGCGACAAACGCGAAATTACCGTCCGGGTAACGCAGTCTTTCAATGTCGCAATACTCGTACTTGATGC